CTTCTTATTTTGATCCTCCCAGCGGGGGAGTCATGGATGGCTAGGCACTCTTCTGAGAGTCGCCGGGCATGAAGCTTCATGTACCTAGCTAAGATATCACATTCCATTCCAGGTCGGGCACCTCGCCAGACCTCCTCCATAACAGAGTATATGGTTGAATCCGTAAGGTCCGACTCCTTGTCGGAGACCTTCCCTTGAACCTTGTGCTGACCAAAGAACAGGCCAGTATTAAGGTAGGGTACACGTACGGCGGTAGGGCCAAGAGGGCCATACTGGACAGTGAAACTAGTCGAATTAATGTTAGCATAACTGCTGTGACGATAGGCCTTACCAGGCGACATCGTCAGTCCAATTGACTTGCCAATCTCTATATGTGTGTCCCACATCTCCTTGAAGGGGGCGACATAGAGCATGTCGTCTCCATTGATCAAAACCTCATCCAACACACGGTCGGATAAGGGATCAGGGTTATACCTCTGCAAAGTTGCGAGATATACTCCAAGGTTAGCGAGACACAGAACAGGGAAAGACAGGATTGAACCCATTAGTTGACCATTCTGCTGAACACCATCCGCGACGGACATCTCGGACTCAAAGTTTGAGTCTAGAACAACACCGGCTGCAAGAGCAGCAGCACGTGCTTTCGAGATGAAAGAATCAAGAGGATAATGGAGGTAATGTGATCCAAGAACCGACATGGCGGTCATCCGGATCTTATCGGGAAGAAGGGAGAAAATAATTTCGGCAATCGAGCGGGAATACGCCCAACTAAGGCCATCAGTGGCCGCAGAGTAGTCAACCGAGTAGAACTCAAGGTTATCGGGATCAATATCTCGATCAACACAACTGTCAATCGTCTCACGAAGGATATCGTTTACGTCACTATCATGTAGTGGCCGCCCAATCAATCGGAAGCAAGGCATTCCCCGCAAGGAGGAGTGCATTGCCTTCTGGAGGGGGCGGCAGACATGGTAGCGTTCTGCGTTACCTTTAGAGATGACACGGACCTTGAGGGGCTCCAAAACCCCACAAATCTCTGCGCGACAAGGGTCGCTTATACCGGTGAATGGATGTGCGTTCCAAGAAGGAACGTAGCTTTCAGCACTTGGGGGGACAATACCCCGGCTCTCATTCTGAGTGTCCTTCGACGGGTTGGCATGGACCATCCCTGACTCGAGGAATAGACGCCAGGCGTCATAGCCTGTGTAGACAATATTGACGACAAGCACGTTCAGCTTGAGCGTATGGCCGACGATCATCTTAGGAAACCATTTCATTGTGAAGCTGTTATGAACAGCCTCAAATGCAATAGGGAGCCGACTATGAGAAATCGTGCTGCCACCATCGCACTGACTCATTCCACATGAGTAACCAATGTGTGTTGGTTCTTCAATAACCATCTGCCTCGAGCTGAGCCTATGACAGGCCCACGTCTGATTGCCATCCTGTACTGGCTGGCGTATTTTCACATCCATTTTGGAATCATTCCTTTCCAAATTTTGTTCACGGTCAATCAGTTTTGACCGACGAGTCCGCAATGTGCGTGCACTCGGTTTGAAGAATTCTTGAACTGAGTAGTCCGGCAACTCGGGTTCCCATCCTGTCAAAGTGATAGGAAAACCCGTTACTACAATACGTCTGTTGTAGGAGTCCCGCGGATCTAATTGCATTCCGGTCTCGCGCTCGAGATCCTCAATAGCATCCCAATCAATCCCCCTCGAATGTCGGAGGAACCGATTGAAAGACTCAGAGAGCTCGCCATGAGCCCCCCCATTAGAGCGTAGCGCCCCAAAAGCTGCGTTATTGGAAACTGACATCCCAGAAACATCACGGGCGAGATAGCCTCGGTAGATGTCCTTAGAAATTTTCGCCAGCACACGCTGGAACACAACATTACCCATGATCTCCTTTCGGACCTTTTCCCCCATTTCCCCAAAGTCGGGGTCACGGCAGAGCGCCTGTCGGTGCTCGCGGAACGTCTGTACGATGAAATCGTCAGACGCTGGAAGACAAGATCGCTTGGCCTGAAACCAAGAAAACCATAAGTGTGTGTTCCTACGATTGTAGGCGTTAAGTCTGTTTCGGAACCACTTTCGGAACAGCCCTGTTGGAATAAACTCGCCACACGATGGTGCAGCTGGAGGTTCATTCTTGAGGAAAACGGCGAGTGGGAAGCAAGTCAGATATTTTGCATATTTGACCCAGACCTGCTCGTTCGTTGCCTTGCTAAGATAAGCAAGGACTTGAGAAGACATGGCATTGACGATCAACTCTGAAGCACCATGGTGCTCCATGATAAGTCGGAAGCCACGAACCAAGGCTGCGCTGCGATCAGCGATAGTGACAACAGGTACGGCAGCGCGCACCCGAGCACCCCTAGAACCTCTAGGGTCTGTTTGGCCGTTGCTATCAGTGCTCCGCGCATTGAATCTTGTATGCGGAACTCCGACAGGAGACGACCGGGCGTGTTGCTTTAATTTCTTGAATGAAGACATTTTAGAACTTTGGCGCAACG